ACAAAAATCTGTAACATATGTAGATTTGATTTGTAACGAGACCGTAGACGAAAAAATCGTAGAAGCTCTCCGTAAAAAAATAAACATAGCATCAGAAGTTTTAGGAGAAGAATTAAAGTCATGGATATAGTAGGATATACACGCGAGGCGCGCTAAAATTTTAAGATACGACTTTTCCACCGGACCATTTCATGTCCGGGAGTCCGTTCTCGTAAGATTTCCCGTCGTAGGTTAATACTTGTTTTCTGTTAGCACCTTTTTCATTGTACGACACGTGCACCCAACCGCCTGCTGGATCGTCTTTTTTGTAGAACTCTAGGATCAGCTGGTCGAAGTCACAATTATTTTGGATCCAATATGCAGTTTGAATATTAGGCACGCCTGCTATTTCGAAATCGACGGCCTGCCCACGTGCGTGCTGCGAAGT